ACTTTTACCAGCCCATCCAGATCCCTTAAAGATTGCTGGCACAGCCGTATAGACACGACTTAATTCAAAACCACATACTTGACAAAGAGGGATTTCGTGCTCCATTGGGAGATCCAATACAATACTTGACCCCTCTCTATCACATTCGTATTCGTAGTTCGGCACTACGGAATCCGATTAATTGAATGACAGGAATAGCACTTTAACAGATCGCCCTCATGAAGTAATCTGTCATCGTTGCACAAATCGCAATGAACTGTCGTTGGCTCTATTTTGATAGCATCGTTTTCAATCGTTGCCATTAAGCCAGAGCCATCGATAATCTCTACATAACCCATTTATTCACCTCCTTCAAAATACCATTTACCATTAGCGGTAATCTTTGCCCATTTTGCATCACATTGATCTGGTTTGGCAGCTGAGCAAACTGCTCCGTAAAATTGTCTGCCGGTCTTAGCAGTCCCTTGTTTAACAATCATTTCGCCATGTTTGCATTCTTGTATTGCTGGCGTGTTTGATCCAATTTCAGCAACAACATCACCGATTGCCCATGAAACAGGTTGTGGATCAATTGCAGCTTTGACCTCATCATCAAATGATGATCTAAGTGCATTCTCCACAGCTCTTGATCTTGTGTTTGGTGCGCTATAACTTGCTGGCTTGTTTTCTAATCGTTTAACCTTTTCCATTTCTTCACGGCTTGGAGCGTTTTTTTCAGTCCCGATATTTGCGCACTTAAAAGCAACACCCCGACTTGAAGTTTCCGCATTCTCCAACGCAAAATCACGATTGACACCGCGATCAGAAATGACTTCTTGTGCGTGTCCCATCGCGAAAGGTTGTGGGTCATCTGCGTGTTTGAATAATTTGCAAACAACAATGAATCGAGTGTTTGATGCCTCGATAATCTCTGTTCGTATTGCTCCATCTTTATACCTTTCCCAAAATATGTTTGATCTTTCTTGAACTGTTGTGTAATCGTCCAAATTAAATGCCATTGTTAATCCTCCCAGTTTTCATCTTTGACGGCATCAAGCACAGTTTTATAGACAGATCCATAGGCAATAAAGTCTTTGATACTGTCGTAATGATCTGGGGTTTCACTAAGCCTAGAAACCTTGACCAATGCCATACATAATGCAGCTTGGTGTGGTGTGATTGGGAAGTCGAGATAAGCAGACCATAAGCCCGCAATTCGTTTGTGGTTGTAATACGGATGTCCATAGACCGCTCCACGCTGTTGGATCGTAGTAATGACCTCATCAAACAGGGTTTCAGTTTTTGTCATAATCAAATACTTCATCTGACTTCGTTTTTGCGTCAATCATTCTGCGATGAAGATCAAACCCGTCTTTTCTCCCACGCCAGTAATAAGTCTGCTTAGCGTTTTGGTGTATTCCGTAAGCCCAGATGATTAAAACCATCGATGCGACCCACAATAAACCAGCTTCTTTTAGTGTCATGTTGCTCCCTTACATTTCCACAACGGTTGTGGATGCATAAAGTATGACCTAAATCAAGGACGCTTGGTTAATTTCTTTCGGTGTGGCTTATAACGATTAGATAAAGCCAAGAGCCTCAACTGCATCGATATGATCATCAATCGTGCGTGGCTGATAGTCTGTTTCACACTCCATAAGAACGCTTATTGTAGCTGAACGACCCATCATGATTAACTGGAACTACTTCGACGCTCATTCCCTTCTTGCCAAAACTGAGCACAACAAAGCCCATATTCCAGTCGGCTGAAGCATATTTTAGATAAGAAGCCTTATTTTTCATATCCATTAGATGACCTGCCTCAATGCCCCAAATCGTTGAATAACGCCCATTTAAGCCAGTTTGGTGTCGAGTAGCACCCTGCCTATGGGTATGCCCACAAACTACGCTATTACCCCACTTTTTAGCCAAATTAAGGGCAGTTATACCTGCATGCTTGGACATTACTCCTTCGTCGCCATGCGCAAGATACCAGCCCTTTTCAAATTCATAAGCCCTCTTGTGGAAACGGATGCCAAGATCTGAGTAATTCATAAATTTTTCATAGACCAATTCCGGCAATCCTAATAATGATGGCGCACCTTTAAGAAGGGTGGTAAATAATCTATCCGTATGATTTGATCTAATAATATCGGTCGTGCTTAAATCATAAAGAATGTTTTGTGCAATAGTTCTTTCTTCATCAAGTGTTTCTGCAAATTCAGTTTTTGTTCCCTTTACCCAACGCGATTGGGAAGTCATATCTAATTCATCACCAACATTTAATACATAATCAAACTTCTCATGTTTGCTCATGCGAATTAGGTTTTTTACAGCTTGTGGATGGTGTAGTGGAATTTGAAGATCTGGCGTTATTAAATACCTACGATTGGCTTTAATTGTCATCCTCATCCTCAGTTGGATCAATAGAAGGAATGATTCCGCCATCGCCTACGATCCAATCAGGGAAAGTCTTATGTTCAGTCATAAGCCAGAATGCGTGTTCAGGCGTAAATCCTGCTTTTCTGGCTGCTTTATAGCATTCGTGTAGAGCCATGTAATGTTGATCGATCTTAGTTAATGGCTCAGGAGATTGGCGAACTACTCGACGATTGATCTTTTTGCGTTTGATAGGTTTTCGTGTGTTCGCCATAAATAAAATTATCGCTTAGAGATTAAAACAAATAGATCATCGACACGCTGTTCTAATCGTGTAATTTGATCTTTGATCGAACTTCCAGAATTTGGCTTCAATTCTTGTAAGTAGGATTTAATAACCCAGCGCAGACCCAGCAACAAACTTGTTGATATGGCGGATACGCCAACGGCGATACCAACCCATTCGTTCGCTGTCATTTCGCATTAATTCCATAATCAGCTTCTTTACCGGACTTTGGATCAAGTGCTTTAGCAATAGGTGCAACTAATGCTCCGGCGAGAATTGCAAGTTCTGGTCGAATATCAGCGACAATTGCCAAAAGGACAGTAATGCCGGAAGCAGCCACAGCTCTTAAATATGACTTAATTGCAGCCTTGTGTTTGTTAGATAGTTTCATGCGTTGCCTCCTAGTAGTGGGATGTTAAAGAACTCTCCTGTTTGTTTTGGATGGAATGAAATATGAATATGTTTAGTGTGGGGATTTATGCCTTTGTATTTACGCCAACGCCAGTTGAATAGTTTGCTGGCAATATGACGATTGTGAATAACATATTTGATCCGCTTATCTGTTTTGCCAGCAATGCGTATTTGATCGGCAAGGTAGGCAGATATGCCTTCGGCTTGTCCTAAATCAGCTGTAATGTCAATGGCACAAACCTCACCTGAAGGCAAGGCGTTGTGATCCGATTTTATTTTTTGATGCCTAGCATCTGAAATCCAACCATCCGATTTTCTGGATCTTTCAACAAAACTGTCATCAATTTGCTCTCTTAATTGAACAGCTGCTTTGGATAAATAAGGCTTCATTACGAAAGCAGAAGTTTTGCTTCATCCTCAGTAATGCCTAGTTTTTCAAGCAATGCAGATTTCGCTGTTGCTCGAATTGCCTCTTTATCGATTTCCGCTTGTGCTTCGGCATTGTCAATCTTGTATTGAGCAAACTCAACAGCATTCATTTCACGATCAATAAATTCATCGGCAGTTGTGTAGATTCTAATTGTTGGTTTTTTCATATTAGTTAACTCCGTAAATGTAGGCTGTTCCAGCACTAAAATTATTAGTTGCTGCCAAAAAAGTAATTGATGAAATTGCTGCGCTGTTGTTATATGTTCCTGATGATAGATTCCAACGGACATCAGCATTGCTGCTTAATGTTGTATAAACATTGGCTTGAATAAAAACCTCAGTAGTGTCATTAATGCGATCAATTGTAATTGCACCAAATGTTTTTTCACCATTAGTAGATAATGCGCCAATTGTTGCAAGTAGCCAAAGATTGCCACCACTTGTTCTTGATCCAGCAAAAGTCGTATCATTCAACGCCATTGTTGAACGATAATAATTGCTACCAGTATCAGTATTTAATCTCATTTGAAATGCTGTATTTCCAGCCGCATAAGTATCAGTAATAACAATATAATATGATTTATAACTTGCTGGAGTAAATGTTGAACTTGTGGTCGATGCACCAGATAAACTCAAAGATTGCAACAATGTCATTGATCCACTAGCAGGTGCTGCCCAAGTAGGCACACCACCGGCAACAGTTAAAACATCACCAGTAGAACCAATTGCTCTGCGTGTTAAAGTATTAGCAGCAGATGCATAAAGAGTATCTCCGGTTGTTGTCAAAACTGATGTGGGACTTGCTGCCCAAGATGGAACTCCTGCAACAACAGTTAATGCTTGTCCAGATGTACCAATTCCAACTCTTGTGTTTGTGTTTGCTGTCGATGAACGATATTCAATATCGCCAAGAGTTGTTGATGGATTAAGATTTTTGGTTGTTGTATCAACAGAAGTTCCAAGCGTGCGAATAGCGGCTGCGCCATCCTTGACTAACGCTGTGTCGTCTGGTGTTGTCCAGCCGTAATTGGTAGTGGTTGCCATATTGTCCTATTCTTAGGATACGATTGTAGCGTATTCCCATGTTAAAGTTGCGGATAAAGTGTTCCAAGCCTCACCAACAGGAACAGTATTCCATCGCATAGCGACCTGACTGAAACTAGCTGGTGAAAGATTTATGGTTAAGAATAATTCATTGAACCTAGTGCTCCAAGACCAGCCCTCAACATAACCCTCAAATTCTCCTAATGAGATTTGGGTTGGTAGGTTTTGAATGTTTAATGGCTGACCCATAAAGATCCCAAGTAGGGCATCTCGATCTGCATCATCGATTTCTGGGTTGGTAATTGGAAAAGTGATGCTATCAAAGATCGGTTGTGGAAATGCTCGAAGGGCAATATATCGATCTGCTACTTCTTGAGCATCTACTGCACTATGGATAAGTGATTGGATGCTTTCACCTTTGTAACCATAGGTTGCAATTGATGTAAGGCTTGTAGCTGTTTCTTGCGACCCATAATTGTTGCCATAATTAATGTAAATGTCGTTACGAATGTCGCCTGATCTAACAGTAGTTCGAATGCCTTGACCAAAAGCATGGCGAGCATCTAGATCAACATATCCATTAGCCAATAAATAGGTTTGTCTGTGGTCAGCATCTGCGTAACCAATGTTGCCTTGATTATCTTCATATAAATATCCAAATGCTGAATTTGCTATATTGGAAGCAATATTGTAAATGGTGTCTGTGCTTGATGCACGATTTTCCATAACATAAAGACCAGGCTGATCAATCTCACCAAGTCCTAGATTTACGGCTTGTAGCCAAGTTTCAGTTGCAGAATATGTTGCCCAAGTAGAAGCTGCTGGAACATCATTCCAAGTTCCAAATAATACGCTGGAAAGCAAAGCATAAATTTGATCCCCATCATCATCTTGAGATAAAATTCCGTCGGTAATAACTTTGGCTAATGATGCAAGAGTTCCCATAGCAATTAGCGTGTAATTCACAACTGTGGCAATTGATCCAGTAGCACCAACCTCAATTGATACATCCGTAATATTTCCACCAAACAAAGGAACATAAGTTCCTGCGCTGTTTTTAACTTGCAAAGCCAAACTGTCGTTGATGTCAAATGATAAAGTTTGTCCAGATAATGCAACCAAAGTAATCTGTAAATAAGAAGGATTTGGCTGAGAGTAAATATCAGATCGACCAGAAGCATGGGTAATATCGCTAATAGCAATATCAGTATATTCTGTTCCCGATACTGTTAATTTCCAATCAGGAGTAAAGACTGTCATTAATTGCCTCGAACGCTTGTGCCACTCAATGCTGGAATTGATCGTGCTGATGCTTGGGTTAAGACCTTAGATACAGCTCTTGCCGCACTTTCGCTATCTAAAGCCTGAACTGTAATGTTATTAGTAACTCGACTTTCTCTAGCATTTGAACTGGTGCTTAAGGTTGGAACATCAATTGTGTTACTACTTGGAGCAATTTGATTTAATCCATAAGTAGCACCAGCAGCAGCAATAGCAGCACCTGCTACGGCAACTGATCCACCACCGGTTGCAAATGCAGTAGCAATAGCAGCAGCAGTTCCAGCATTTCTAAGAGCAATCATGGCAGCAACTAATGCTTCAATTGCTGTTATAAACGCCATTACTTTATTGACTACAAATACAGCTGCAATAACTCCACCCAAAATTAATAATTCATCTTTAATAGATATTATAAATTTAATTAAATTAATTAATTGAACACCAAAATCGTATGCCCCTTGCGTAGCCTCAGTAATACCAGCATTAACTCCTTTTTCACCAGTTAAACCAGCAGCAAAGGCTTGGATGTTTGGAACAACAGTTGCAAGCATATAATCTGCTAATTGCTTAACAATTGGTAATAAAGCCATTCCAATCTTTTCTTTTGTTTCATCAAGAGCAATAGTTAATTGCTTAAATTTGAATTCAGCATTAGTTGCTTCATTATCGATAAAACCTTTATAAGTTCCTTTGAGTATTTGCATGATTTCTTCATGAGATTTTGTTTTAAGAGTAGTAGCATCTATACCTAGTCCTAATTTACCTAAAGCAGTATTTTGACCATCAAAACTTTTACCTAAAGCATTTGCAATTACATCAAGTGGTTTGCCTGTCGCCGTAGCAATTTCTTGAGATAAAGAAAGTAATTCTTGAGCCTTAGCAACATCATTTGTGGATCTGATTAAACGACTTAAAGCAGGTCTTAAAACATCATCAGTTGTAGCAGTTGCAATTGATTGTTTCGTAATGTAAGTATCAATAGCAGCAATTTGTTGTTCAGTTGCGGTTGTGTTTGATCTAATTGTTTGCTCAAGTGTTTTACGAGCAGCTTCATCTTGAGAAGCAGCTTTGACTGCGCTTATTGCAAAAGCACCGGCTGCTGCACCAATTGCAGCAAATGCTAATGCAGATTTTTTGCCAAAATCAGCAATTTTATCTGCGTTAGTTTCAACAGCTTTATCAGCTTCACCAAGTTTCTTTTTAAGATCATCAACATCGGCAAGAATTGAAAGTTTGAGGGTGCGATTACCAGTAGCCATTAAACCCATTCCTTAATAATGCGATCAAAACTTGTTTCCCATTTGCTGATCAATTCAGGCTGAATTCTGCGAAGGGTTGGATAGATAAACCATCCTCGACTACCTCTGCCTTGCCGTCCTGAATATGTAGGGAATTGTTTGAACTTATTTGAACCAAACTCAACACCACCCCATAGGGTTTGTGTAGTAGCACCACCTGAAAACTTCTGGCGTGCGAAACCATAACGGAACTCACCAATTTTGCTTGACTTGGAAATACTAACTCCATCGGCAACTCTCTGCGCAACTTTGCCAGCCTTTGTTCTTTGTCCAGCTGCTTGTTTAATTTCCTCAGATGCAAAATACGCCAAAGCAGCAGACTGAGTTCGAGCCTCATCCGTTGCTTGCTCATCCATAAGTTTGAACGCTTTGTAAATATCGCGGAGATCGGATTTGTCGTAAGCAATAGTTTCATTTGCCATACCTTTCCTCCAATATCTCGATTGCTGTTAAAACATCCTCGCCATCAACCCATTCGCTCATTGGTATTTGTGTGGCTATTGCCAATTGAACCAATAATCTGTTTAGGCTTCCGACTGGGTGGCTTTTGGGTTTGCATCACCGACAATTACATCGACAACAGTTTCCATCCAAGCGTCATAAGGTTTAACTGGTTTGCCAGCATTCTCTCGCTTGTGTGCGTGATATGCCAAAAACATTAAATCGCTAATTCCCATCTTTTCAGATGCTTGACCAATAATGTTTCCAGTTGCCTTTTCCCATTTTGCCCACTCAGGCGGTTGGGCAATATAAGTTGCTTGCTCGCCTGAGTTATATTCAATTGTAATTGGTAGTTTCATTTTGCTCCCGGTTTTCTACGATTAGCTGACTGTTAAAGTCGGCTTTGCTGTGCATTGTAGTGTAAATGAAACCTGTTGTGCATCCTTGCCACTTCCATTTGGATTTGGGAAGTTTGGATAAACAGATCCAGTAAATACTGCGCCAGTTGCAGCTGTAAATGAATATGTCAATGCTGTATCTGGAGCTGATGATGCTGCTGCCCATAATAGTTCGCATATTGAATACGCTGCTCCAGTTGATGCGCCCCAATCGGCAAGGATTGTTAGATCCATTGTTGCATCAGAATCAACTGATTTGAATACGCGACCATCAAGAGTTTCATACGCTTGACGATCTAAAGTTGTGTTTAACGCAACTGATAATGCTTGGGCATCGTATGACTTACTATCAATAGTAAGAGCCAAATCGCGCCCTGTGATAACTGTGGTTGCCACTTTGATCTCCTTTAGGTTTGGTTGTAGTAAGTCGAAACTCTAATATCTGCAATTAGCAGAGTTGATGCTCCTACTTGACTTACAGTTGGTCTTTCGACTGAACTGACTTCATATCCCGATGGGATAACTGCCAGAACGCTCATTAGTAGTTGCTCGATATTGTCCAGCGATGCTGGATTGCTGTTATATGCGACCGCAACTGTTATGGTCATATTGATTTTACATTTGATGACCGATTTATTAATTAAATCAAATTCTAAATATGGACTATCTGGAACCACCACAACGGCTGGTGGAATAACGCTTTCAGGCACAAAAGAATAAACATTTCCTGCAACACTTGCAAGAGCTGTTGCTAATGGTTGTCTAACTGCTGAAAGAATTGTTGATGATGGCATTTATTGAGCCATGCTTTCAATATCAATATAGGCTCCTAATAATCCTACGCAGCGATTAAATAATGATCGACCCATTCTAAAAGGTGTAGCAGTAAAATCTACTCCTTCAATTTGTCCTCCGCCTGCAAGTCTTGATTGAAATACTTCGAGTGAAACTGCAAAGACTGCTGATCGAACGGGTTGATTTCCAACATAAGTTGATGCGCTAGATAAGGTAGCAGT